TAAATCATTTATATAAGTTCTCGCTAAACGAGCCATTCTTTTACGCAAACGACTATCTCTAGGAAACTCTACACTGTAAATAATTGCAAATGGGGCAAAAGCCTTAGTACCTTTAGGATTAGTTGTGATAAACAAACGGTTATACTCAGATACCGCTATATAAGCTTCTTGATAAATATTACCTCTAATTTGCTTATATCCAGTTAAACAAACACCATGTTCAATCCACTCCGAAATTTCAAAAGGTCTTGGTGTTGAAGATATGACTTCACACAACTTCTCCAAGTTGTAAGAAGGAGCTTTATATTGATCAATAAAAGCTAACTGCTTTTCCTCTTCGGTTTTTCTTTTAAATAATTTAAACATAACAACCAAATCTTTCTTTTTCTAAATATATTAAAATTATACTACAAAAACCCTTGAAAGTCAAGGGTTTTACCGATTACATAAACTTAAGTTGTGAGCCCCCATAGTAATCACTCACTGTTAGTTTACCTTTCGTTAAAAACTGAACTAAAGGGTTTGTCTCAATAGAACAAGAACATTTACCAAAAACTTGAATATACCATTCTTTAAAGAAAGAAAAATGTCGCTTTATCAAGTCTGTTGTTAAGGCTTGTTTAATTAAATTAAATTTAGAATAATTTAGTGCCAAACTCTCATAAGGTAAATTAAAACTAGGTTTGTTATACAAGAATGAAATAACCAAATCATAAGATAACCCACTAAAATAAGCAATTTGAGAAGGTAAACTTAATTGAGAAACTTCCACAAGAGATGTAGTAGGTGAAACATCATCGTAGACCTTATTGTCTTTAACATATAGGTTTGACATAGTATTTTTTGAGGTAAGTGACAAACTGTTTAACATAACGAATATCCTCACTTTCATAAAAATTCTTTAAATGTTTTAAATAAGTACCTTCTGCGGATAGCTTAGGTAAATACATAATACAACCTAAATCGAAAGCATTAAATAAATAATTTAAAAATAGATAAGAAGTCCTCTTATTACAATCATGGAAAAATTGCCGTTTCATTAAGTACAAATAAAACTGTAAGCACTCATCTATTTTTTGCTCTGTAGAATTATTAGAACCGAGAAAATGAAGTAAATTTTCAAGATGATACCCAAATTCATTTAGAGCATCGTTTCTACTAATACAAGGTGGAATATAAGAAGAACCTGAAATTTTAACCTCATAAGTCTCAGACCTAAAGTAACCTTCTAAATATCTGTAGTTAGTTACTTCATCAGAGATGATTTCATGTAAATCTTCTAAAATAGTTTTGGTGAAAGTATGAGACTGACAAACCCAATCCCAAGCTCGATTTAAGTTCACTACTTCTTTCATTTGTACAAACCCAAGTTTTTGCACAACTCCTTTGTTTATAATAGTTTCAGTATCTAACTTAGAAAGCATGTATCCTTCTAAAACAGTAGACCTACGAACTAAGTCTAATCGATTATTTGAAACGTATTGTTGAAACGAACTCATCATATCAGTTAACCTCTTTCTCTTTAAAATCCTTGCTAAAGTAAATCTATTTTAACATATTTGGGGTGAATTAGCAAGAGAGAGAGGGAAAACCCACAACTGATAACTCACGTATAATCAAATTTTAGAACAACTCTATTTAAGTTAGAACTGTACACCTTAAACTCTAACGAAGAAACCTCACTTAAAAGTTGATTAAACTCAGAAAGATACCGAAGAGCCAACTTTTCCATGCGTCTCCTTAAAGCCCCATACCGTGGGAAATACTCAGAATAGATTACGGAAATTGGGAACCACGCTTGATACCCTGAACATGTGGTTGTTAGGGTTAAGTTATAGTCCTCATCAACTGCTAAATACAAAATTTGGTACTTGTGAATTCCTCTAAGATAACGGAAACCTCTATTCAACTCTGGGTCAGAGAGATAATTTGTAATTTCATAAGGAGTCTGAGAATAACACAAAACTTCCCGTAATTTATCTTTTCGCTTTGGTCTTTCCCACATTTTTGAGACGAACGCTAAATCGCGTTCTTCTTTTGTTTTAAATAGTTTAACCATAATTTATTTACCTTTGTTTTCTTTCGCAAAAACAACTCCTACCTCTTCAAACCCACCTGAAACCATAGCTGCAATAAATTTATGAGTATGATTAAAAACGAAGTGTTTTAGTTCCCTAGAGTATTGTCTTGCAATACGATCCATTTCCTTACGGAGTTCCCCATCACGTGGGAAAGAATAATCGTAGATATTTGTAACTGGAATATAAGCCACTGCACCCTCAGTTAAAGTCGTTAAGTACAAAGTATTAAATTCGCTCAAAGCCAAGTACATAACCTGATACCGAGTCATGCGAGAATCTACTTGTTTAAACCCTTCCGTAAATTCTTCATCATATAATTGCGCAGAAACAGAGAAAGGCTCTGTAACGGTACTTAGAAAAGTACCTAATAAATCTAAATTGTAACCCTCTTCTTTCAAATATGTTAAATCCATTTTTAATACCTCAAATCATTCATTTTCTTTATTATACCAAAATAAATAGAATTTGTCAAGATAAAAAGAGAGGTAACACCTCTCTTCTAAACTATATTTTACTCTTCAGGATTACCTGTAAATTTGTAGTAGTACAGGGAAGCTCCCGATAGATTAGTTTTGTAATTAAACTTAAGATACCCTTGCTTAATGTATTTCTCCGCTTTAACTTTCGATAATTGTGGAGAAATCCTTTGCCAACCACTTTGATATTGTTGACTTACTAACAAATAACAAGCACCATTAAACAAAACATTATCACTCTCCGTGATTGTATAAGTTCTACGACCAATCTTTAACTTAAAAGGTTCAAACCCCATAAAACACACCTCTTTCTTTTACTTCAACCCAACGACCTTTTTCGCCATCTTATCAACTGTTTGGTTAATCTTCAATCCGCGGTGACCCCTAACCCAAATAAAGTCAATCTCTTCAATACCACTTTCTTTTGCTTTTTGTAATAAATAAGCGTGGTATTTTCCAACAGGTTTCTTCAAAGAAGTACCCCAACAAGCTTGTTCATTGACCTTTACAGACTTAGGAGCAGTCCAACGGAAGATACCCTCGTAATCGCAAACTACAGTTATCTTACTAAGTTGGCGCTTAATCGCATCTTCAATAGCTAAACTAAAACCACAAACCTCTCCTGCTACATTTCTTGAAGCTGCAAACTGAGGTTTATTGTTGGCGATTGCTTGAGCATCCAATAAAACTCCGTTTTCATAGCAAGCAAAAGCACCACCATAAGTTTGAGTCTGTGTATTAAAAGAACCGTCAATGGAGTAGACGAACCCCTCGATACCCCAAAGAAGTGGATCAGAATCTTCTGCCATTCTAATTGTTCCTTTTATTCCACTTTCTGAAACATAAGGAACAATCTCAGAAGTTTTATTCGTGGATAAGACAGGTTCTTCTCCTCTCAAATAAGCGTCTGCTTGCTCTTTGGTTGGAAAGCTCTTAAATTCGACACCTTTTGTACCCTTAACTACTTTCTCACAGTCTGACCAATTTTCAAAGATTTGATTGGTGTTGCGGACTGCATAGAATTTTGATTTCTTTTTCGCCATAATTAACCTTTCAATGATAATCTTAGAGAAACTAGAGAACCTATTACAGTTAAAATAAGAGCTAAACTCTCTAAATAATAAGTTAAACCAACTGCAGTAACTACAGTTAAACTCAAACAAGACAAACCAACAAAAAGTAGACTGAAAGTTAAAGACTTAGTTGCTTGAATATCACTAAACCTTAAATAATGTTGTAATTCGGGTGTGTTCTTTAAAATAAACAAGAAACCAACCCAAGAAACCCAAAATAAACCTAAAATAATCATTAGATACCCCTTAGAAACTTAATTTTCATGAGACTTAACATAGCGCCAAATCACGCAGAAAGCTAAAGTAGAAATGAGTGCGTAAATATAACCTATTGCGTCAGACCATTTAGAAGATAAAGACGAAATCACACCTAACCCGATAATCAATCCAACCCCTACTTCCATTGTGAAATTTGAAATCGCGTTCAAATCACTATCTTTAAGTTTCACACTACTACGGAAAGAAGGATCAAAGAATGGAAGGTAAAAGTAAAGCACGTGGAAAACCCACAAACTAGCAAAACCAATAAGTAAACCTAAGTTGAAAATATTATTTAACTCTGGGTTAAAATTCATGTAAGACCTCGTTCTAAATCAACTCAATAGAAATAACTACAAAATTTGGTTGTAGACCTTCAAACTCTCTAAGAATATAAGTTATTTTAGCGTAAACAGAACGACCTGTATAAGAACCATCTACATATTCCATCAACTTTAAAATATCCCCAACTTGGAAATTTCTATCATTGTAGCGAACTTCAAAAGTCTTTTCTTTAGAGACAACTTTCTCAAAGTAATTAGGGGCAATTTTTAACCCGTGTACCATAACCGAAATACCTACTTTCTATTCTAAACAAAGAAATAAGCTGCTTTACCAAAAGTCTTCCTGAACTCTTTAAAACCATAGGTTCTGTAGCTACGAGACCATATCTCAGTTATATCAAGTAAAATCAGCAATGTGGATACCCAAATGTGGGAGCTAGAAACCTCAGAACCATAATGCAATTCGTGAATTACAACAAAATAAAAGACAGATATAATCGTTTTTAAAACAAAACGAACTCTACTATAATATCGAAAGTACCCTTTAGTATCTGTCCAAACCATCAATGCCCAACATACAAAATAAAAGAAAGCGACAACTGTTAAATGAACCGCTCTCACTAATAAAATCCAAGTAAGCATTAAATCTCCCTTTCTAAAAACTTAACAGAATCTTTAAACTCCTTTGGAAAAACCTTAGAAACGTATAGATTAAAAAGGTTCATAAAGTTAATCTCAACTTCCCCATAAAAGTCTCGTCGAACATCATCACCAAATAGTATGTATGAGAAGGAAACAAAGAATATACTAGAACCTAAAATTATTAAAAGTACCAACCCAAGCATTAAAAAGTTATAGGCAAATGAAACCTCTATAAATAAAGAGCTTGATTTAACTAAGATAGTTAAAATAAAGTAAGAAAGTAAAGCAACTAAAAAGGAACCTACTAAAGAACTCTTGAAAGCGTTAAACCTATGTTTTAAATATTCTCTGGACATTTTAATCACCCCAATCATAAGGTTCTGCAGTGTCAAATTCTGCAATCAACTGAGGATACCCGATTTCTGTTTTTATAGCTCCATTTACAAGCCCAAACAAATTTAGGCGACCATCCTCAGAGTCATCAAACCCTGAAATCTTTACTTCTACAGAACTTGTTGGTGGAAATTGCGACAAGTATGCAATCAATTCTGAAACGTTCATTTATTCTCCTCTCTCAATACAAACCAACCATACAAACAAACCAAATAGAACCATAGCAACCCATCAAAAGTGTAGAGTAACTTAGATTCTGAGATTCCTAACTTTTTCACTACACAAAACAATGCAACTAAGCTGAGTGTGTAAAGAATAGTAACAAGAATCGCGTTAAAAACATCTCTCGAAGACACCTTAAATGTAGTTTGCAAATACGGACTTGCATAAACTATACCTAAAACAAATAAGTTTGTTAAGTACAAAACAACAAGACCCTCAGACAAAACTTGAATCATGTTACCGCACCTTCTTAACTAACCAACCATCCAACAAAATCATAAATAGAAACATAGTTCCATTCAAGATAAGAAAGAAAACTAAGTTCGATACACCGATTTGACTTACAAATAAAATAATAAAAGTAAGTAGGACTGTATAAAGAACAAAGGTAAGTAACCAAAGTGAAACTGAGCGCACACTTAAACCTAATTCAGGCAAAACATCTCTTCGTACAAGTAAACTGAAAGCTAGAGCAAAACCATGCGCGCAATAGACAAGACCAACTAAATATTGAATAAAAGCTAGAAACATCAAATTACCTCTTTCTCCATATCAATCAGCAAAGTTAAGTATTTATCAATAATAGCAACACACTCTTTGAAAATATGCTCATTGTCTAAGCTCATTGTCAAAGTTTGAGCCGTTCTGAGGATACCGAGTTGTTCGATTGATAAATCAGAAAAGTTCTCTTCATTGACTTTTGGAGCCAACTCTCGGTATTCTGAAACACTTAATTTAGGAGTACACAAAGCTAGGTACTTGTAAGAGTCTTTTGCCTTATGTAACCAACGCTTGGCTTTCTCCAAATCTTGGATACCGCCTTTATGTTTATAGCGAATCACATATTCAACTACAGTACCAATCGTGTGAGGTAATAAAGAGAAAGTTGTAAAATCCCAAGCTTCAACCTTGTTTTCGTTATATCGACTGGGATGTTTTAAAGTCTCATTTTCAACATATTTCTTAACCATGTTTGTCTAAACCACCTATCTAAATTTCTTTCAGTATATCACAAAAACCCTTGAAAGTCAAGGAGTTCGCTGATTTAACAATAAAATCACTACAGAGAAAAGGTTTCAATTAAGAACATGCTGAGAACCAAACCTCATAATCATACCCTCACATAATGTTCTACCGTAAAATCAAACTTGTTCTGTTTATCTTTCTCATAAATGTCACTACTTACTAGAGAAAACTCTGAAAAGTCAAAGTCTTTAGGAAAATAAGTATCACCATCAACCTCTGCTTGAACCTGTGTGACAACCAACTCATCTATATAAGGCTCAAATAGTTTATAAACTTGACTTCCACCTACAACATAGAGGTTCTTATCTTGGTTATTGTACCAATTTAAAATATCTTCTACGTTATTTACAACGGTTGCACCTTCTACTTGGTAATCAGATTGTGTAGTCAAAATCAATGTTTCTCTATTGGGAAGAAACCGTTTGTTCATACCCTCAAAGGTAACTCGACCCATCAAAATAGCTTGATTTAACGTTGTTTCTTTGAAATGCTTAAGGTCTTTTGGTAGGTGCCAAGGGAGGTGGTTATTTTTACCTATGATACCCTTAGTGTCTTGCGCCCAAATTGCTATTATTTTCTTCGTCATAAGTCTCCTTCAAATTAAAACCCTCTAAAACGCTCTCTGCTCCATTTCAAGTTTAAACCATATAAAGTATCAAACATAAGTTTAAAATCAAATCTGGGGCAAATTGAGAGGTTTTAGAGGGGTGTTTTCTGTTATTGTTGGTTAGCTACCACAAGTGCTTCATAACTCAAATAAAGTACATTATCATAAATGTAAAACTCAGCAAGAACCTCATGTTCTACATCCTTGTACAAACTATCAAAGAAAGAATTTGCAGCTACTTTATTATCGACATAAGCTTGAGAAATAACACAATGCTCTGTTCCGTAAAGATATAGAGGTTCACCGTTCCAAGTCTCTTCAATGTCTAAATTCTCACACCGTAAAAAGATTAGTTTAACATCAAACAAAGTTTTATCACTAGATTTGACAGGCAGTTCATTAAGAATACTGTGTGAGAAATAATGAATTTGGGTATTTCCATTCACACCACCTACACCCGTTCGAAGTAAGGTTAACCCCTCAATACCAAGAGTGTAAGCAACAGCTTCGGATACCGCTTGGGAAATAATAAAGTTATTTGCATTTGTTCGGTTTGTTTCTAGCATAATTTTCTACCTCAATGTTTTCTTGCATTTAGTATAACAAAAGAAGTCTAAATTGTCAAGTAAAACCCCATCAATCAAAACTTCTTTCTCTTTTAGTCTTCTAAGGTGTAAATAAAGTAGGCATTTATATAACCTTGCTCCCCTTCAAAACGATTAGGTGTATAAACCACAGACAAACTCGATAAGTCTGGGATACCGCCCCTATCTTGAATGTCTTGGAGAGCTTCGTCAATGCGGTCGGTTAAACGGTCAGAAGACTTAGAAGAGACATGTTTTGTTTTGTATTTCAAAGTCACTTAAACCTCATTTCTAATCATCTGTACGCTTGTAACCTACAATCCTTCTTAAGTTCACTAAACATATTTTAAAGTTTTCATCATCTTGTGAGAGACCTAAGTGTTGTAAGAAAGCACTAAATAACTCAGAATCTCTTGATTGGAAGGCTTTTTCAAGAACATAAGATACCGCGTACCAATCTGATAAACCAAGGTGTTTAAATCCAGTTTCGTAATCAGAGAAGGCTTTTAGGTAATCTTCTTTTGTTGCTTTATAAGACTTAGAAAAATAATCTACAGTATGAAACAACTGCTCTTCTAAAACATAAACACTCAATTCAGTTGAAATTGATGAAGACATGTTGTACCACGGAGTATGCGGTACTGCATTTGAACCAAAGGCAACCCAACTGTGACTCGAATTGAAGTTAAACGGACTAGCTACAAATTCTTTAAATCGACTACTTCTGCGAGTTAAATAGTCTTGAAAATAAACAAAGGCTCTAAACCAAGAGAATTTGTTAACCAAAACCATCAAAAGATTTAAACCAAAAAGAATACCGAAAACCCATAGTGAAGTATCATTTAAACCGATGTAGTAATTGTACAAATATCCCAAACCAAGGATTAGAAAAGCATCTTCAAAACCTCGATACCCAATCAAGTTGCTAAAGAAACTCAATAATGCAAATGCAGGAGAGATTAAATTTCTTATACTGTTGATAAAGTTTAAAACCCCAAGACCAAACCATGAGAGGGGTTTTATATCCTCAACCTCATAAGTCCCGTCTACCTGCAAGAAATCGTGAACTAAGAAACTCAAATCTTTACCTTGAAGGTAATCTGGATGCCTAAACACAACCTTCGTTCCTAAAATACCAAACCTAGTGTAACTCTCAGAGTAATAAATACGACCTTTATACTCCATTAGGTAAACAGGTTTGTTTACGGAAGGATTGAACTTTGGTCTAGGAAAATTACTACTTGGCGCAACTTTCGGAAATGAATCAAACGGACTAGTTCTCCGAGTAATTGGAGTAGCCGTTTTGAGCAAGGAAGTTAGGTGTGAAAACCTAAGCACTGTGTACTGTTGTGATTTATCCATCTGATAAATCCTCCTTTAGATTAAAATATTATTTTAAACTAAAGAATAGTGTGTATAGAATGAAATAGAATAGAATAAACTAAACTTAGTTTAGGCAGACCTACAACCTCAAAGGTTATAGACCCAGTAAACCAAGTTTACCAAAACACCCTCAACCAAAAGTTGAGGATGCTTATTGAGGGGAATATAAACCAAAAGGAAGGATACTCCCCAACGCTCAATAGAACAAATTACTCATTATCAATATTCTAGCAAAAGTTCAGAAGTTTGTCAAGAGAAACCTATCGAATTTCTCTCACTTCAAGCGCCAAATTACGATTCCAATCAAAAATTCTTTGTGCTTGTGCTTCTGCACTTGCTTTCATCTTCCAAAAGCGAATTGAGTGTAAGTTGCGCGTGAACTCCATATCATATTGTTTTGTTTTACGGTTGTATTGTAAATAAGCTACATATTGGTCAGAACCGGGATGGTATAAAGCAAATCTGCGCATTGATGTAGAGTCCTCCTCAACAAGAGATAAATTACTAGCAGCCCAAGTCCAAGTATTCTCTTCAACTGTATAACACTCTGGTGCACCTCTATAACCCCAAGCTTCTTCATCTATAACTGGGTACTCCTCAGATACAATCCCTGAGATTGTAACTACTTGTCCTACATACGCATCCATCTCATCAACCCAACCCCAAGGATAATCTTCTTTTTCAATATCAGATACCGGATTGATTTTAACTTTTTGACCTACTTTAAATTTTCTAACCATAACTCACAACCCCTCTTATACTAAACGTTCATAAGAAGTTAATTCTTGTCGGTCAGTATAATTGTCCTTTAGAATATAACCTCGATTAACTGCTTGTTTTAATAGAGAAGTTAAATCTGACTTCTTCTTAACATCAATCGTGTAAGCTGGCCCTATCGCCCAACCTGAACCTGTTTGACCTTGAATTGCAAACTGACGACCGTCTTTAAGAGTTACAAACTGTACAAACTCCCAACCCCACGTTGTTTTAAATGTTAATGCAATGTTGTTCATATTACCACCTATTTTTTTCTAGTTCCAAGGCATATTTGAATTAAAAGCTCTCAATTCATCGTAAAAACGAGATCCATCAACTTCCTGATACCCATAGTTGAGCAAGTCATTCACTACCCACTTCAAATCGGACTTCTTAGCAACTGCAATCTCAGACAAAGGCGACAAAGGAGCACCCATACCGTAAGTGCTGCCTGTAATCGCTAGTTTACGACCATCTGGGAGAATGACTGCTTGAACGTAACTATCTTTGTACTTTAATCTAATACCACGTGTTGAAATTACGTTGTTACCCATAAAATTTACCTACTTTCTTTATTTCAAGTTAACCAATTAGGAAGGTTAGTTTTGAAGACATTCAAATAATGTTTTAAATAAGATTCCGATGGAATATCTTTAATTAGTTGAATGATGAAATCAACAATATTATCACTATCATCTAAATTAAATGCACCTGTTGAACCTAACCCACCCTTATCATTATAAGCAATAGTCACATAATCTAAACCATCCAACGACCAAAAATCAAATTCAAGCTTAAACAATAAAGAGCGAGTAGCATCTACTAAATCTAATGAAATATAATGATTATTAGTGTGTTTGTACCTAATAGATGTACGATTAGTTAAAGGTACAATCCCAACCATAGTAGCTACTGAAGTTTTAGCTTTATTGTAATGATACCAAAAAATGAACTGTCTCAGCGAATGAAATAACTCTTCTTTAATATTACTTTTGAAAACCATGTGTTACCAACCTACCTAACTCTATAGTTAAATTAAAACCTACTAAATCTAGTAGTAAACACCCTTTAGAGAGTTCTGCAAAATATCTAAATAAAGCTGCACTTGTAAAGGACTGCGAATTGATTTTATCCAATCAGATAATACTAATTCTAACTTTTTAGTGTTTGCAAAGCTAACCCAAACATTACTCTCTTTCCAGTCTAAACTATCTAATAGATACGAAGACATAAGATGAACATTATGCTCAAATCTCCAAGGTAGGAAGTTTAGTTCTAAAGAATGAACCTTCCTACGTTCGCCTGTTAGCAAGGTAATTTCTATATTAGGGTAATGCTCATCTATCTCATAATAAGTGTCGTACTTCTGCGTAACTCTTAACTCACGCTTACGACCCGATTTCTTGAAACCACCCATGGTAATTACACACTCGCACAAGTACAAAAGTTCATCTAATAAGGCTTGTTTTTCTTTGTTTCTGAAAGTCAAACTATACACCCTTTCTAATCTTCCCAATAAATAAAACTTCTCAAATTGAGATACAACGCATCTCTAAAAGCCACTACACGACTTTGACTGGAGATACCGAGGATTAAATCTACTAAACTTGTTTTGACCTCACTCATAGGTATATCTACTTTTCGGCTTGTTTTGGTTTTATCCACATAGTAAAGATGAACCCAAGGTACATTTTCTTTAATATAAACCTGAATTGCAAAAGATTGAAGAGCTAAAGTGTCGAATGTAATCAAATCTATATACAAAGCGTTCTCGCTCTGTGAAGTACGATAAGTTAAACCCAACCTAGCTGAACCTTTTACATTACTAAGAATATCATCTGGGAGACCATGTTTCGCCATAGACTGGCAAACTATAAGTAACTCTTCTAAAAGTGCTTGTCTTTCTTTATTTTTAAATCTTTTTTTCGCTTATACAAATCTAAAAGTACTTTTTTCAAATTATTTTCCATTTCTTTTTGAATAACATTTGTTTTTCCTATTAATGGTTTTGTATTTTTTCTCAAAACTATTTCATATTTACTGCTCGAGTCTATAAAAACTAGA